TTAATGGGTAGCTTTGGTAAGATGGCTTTCTTTGGCGGTGTTACAGGTGGTACTGTTCGTAATATGGCTGCCGGTGGTGAAGTAAATGCACTTCGTGATCGTGTACCTGCTATGTTAGAGCCTGGTGAGTTTGTAATTCGTAAAACAGCTGCTAAATCTATAGGGGGTTCTGCATTAGGAAAAATGAATGCTACTGGAGCTGCAGGTATGGGCAATGTAGAATTTAATATTGTTAATAATGGAGCACCCAAAGAAGCAGCACAACAGGGGCCACCTAAAATAGATACAGATAAAATTGTAATTGATGTTGTAATGAGAGATTTAAGTACTAATGGTCCTATTAGAAAAGCTCTTAGAAGTGGATAAGGAAATAGAATGGCTACATACCCATCAGACGCTACTGCAGATATAACTGCTTTTTCTGTTATAGGTACAACTACTTATAACAATACAGGAAGTACTGTAGAATTTGCATTACCCAGTACTATAACTACTAAAGCAGCAGCTGTGGTAACTCAAGATGGTGTTACACAAGATACTACTGCGTATAATTTATCCAGTGATGGTACTAAAATAACTTTTGGAGTAGCTCCTAATGCTACTACCTTAGTTGTAAAAACTATTAGTCTTCCTAGTAGATTTAGAGTACTTAGAAGTTTTCCAAGTGTAAAAGTAGTTGATTATAATAGTTCTGCTTTAGCTGTTAATGGTAATACATATACTGTTAATGGTTCGCAAGAATTTTGGTCTCTTCCTTTTAACTCTAATGTAGATAATACCAGTGACTTTATGGTTTACGTAGGGGGTGTATTTCAACAACCTGGAGCGTATACTTATCCTTCTGTTACATTAGGTAATGACGGGATAGATATAGGTGATAATGCTGCTGTTAAGTTATTAGCTAATTTTGCAGATAATTTAACAGATAGTTCAGATAATCCTCATACCATTGGTTTAAATACAGGTTCTGCCAGTTATAGTGGTAGTAATATAGTATTAGCGGGGGCTACACAACTTAGTATACCTGCAAGTACTGATTTTAATGTAGGAGAAGAAACATCTTTTACTTTTGAAACTATTATAACTCCTGATGCAGGAACTCAGATGAGTGCTAATCAAACTTTACTTGCCTGTCAACAAAATAGTGATGAGTACTACTTTTTAAGAACCGTAGGTACTAATGCTACTATAGGCTTTATAGTAAATCATGGTGGTTCTATAGTTGAAGCATATGGTGGTAACTGCAATGGAGGAAGTAGTTATAATGTTGCTGTATCTTATGATAAGACTACTGCTAATTTAAGACTTTATGTAGCTGATACTTTAGTAAAATCAGTTAACTATAATCCTCCTGTCTCAGCTTTTAATAGTCGTTTAAATATAGGAGCAAACAACAATGTCACAGGAGGGTCTCAAGCCAGTCAAGAAAGATATAAAGGTAAGATAGAATATCTTAGAATATCAAAGGTAGCTAAATTTAGAACTGCAACTATACCGGTCCCTGCTACTACTGCAACTATTATAGGAGGAGCTCCTTTAGGCGCTGCTGATGTTAATGATACTTTATCTATTAGAGTATTTGAACAAGCTACTTCTGAGCAAGGAAGATTTACTTCTATGGCAGATAGAAAACCTGATAGTGGATTTAACTTTTCTAAGAAATTTGATGTAGCAAAATTTAAATCTACTGCTGGGTATGAGAAAAGAAGATTAAAATCTAGAAGACCTCTTAGATCTTATACTTTACAATATACTAATGTCTCTGGAGTAGAAAGAACTGCAATTGAAAACTTTTATAATGCACGAAGTGGAGAATTTGAATCTTTTAGTTTTGACTTGTCACACCTAAATGAAAGTGGTACAATTACTACAAGATTTGATGGAGACTTAGCTATAACTCAAGTTTTATCATCAGGTACTCAGTTAATTGATAATTTTTTTACTGTTTCCTTTAAATTGCAAGAGACATATGACTAATGACTGCTAGAAATTATGATACTATTCTTACAGTAGCTGATGCTACTAATTTTGTACCTGGCAACTCTATAGTAGGTTCTACAAGTGCTACTGTAGGTTTTATTGCTAATGTAGATGTTGTTAGTAAACAGATAAAAGTAAAATTAAATAATGTTATGCAAGAGTTTCATAATAGCGAAACTATTACCTCTAAATCTGCTGTTATAAGTGGTACTGCAAACGGATCCATAAACACTCTTAGTCTTCCTTTTCAATCAAATATATTTGCCAGTTTAACTACTACTGCTACTACTACTATAGCATCCCAAGCTCCAAGTTCTTTTATTGCTGCAAAAAATGCTTTTACCCAAAATCCTATTATTAGAATGTATGAAGTATACTATCCTGGTGAGTGGTTTCCTCCTGATCCTAATGGTAATCCTACAGAAAATGGAGAAGGTAGGGCTTGGCCTGTAGATTTTCCTTTAAGATTTGCAGATATAGCAGGAGATTTAGTATCAGATCTAAATTATAATGTAACTTATGGTGGAACTTCTTTTGTACCTTATCCTGTTGATATATCAAGTATTAGTCAAGGTACTGATGGTAAAATTAATGAACTTACCTTAACAGTATTTAACGTAGATAATATCATAAGCACTTTAGTTGAAAATCCTTATCTATTAGGAAATAACATATCTAACTCTTGTATAGCTTATGTAAATAGTGCTCCTGTACATGGTATAGATCCAAGAACTATAAATGCTGATCCTGCAGATGTGGGTAGCATAGGTGATGTAGCTTTTGATACTTTAACAAGAGCGAGAGCAAATGGGTTAGCATTTAGTACTACTGTGGTAGGTGCTTATGGACAAGCTAATGCTTCTTTTACAAAAGAACAGACAGAATTTGTTAATGGCACTTGGCAGATACAAAAAAATGATACCAGAGATTTATCTGGAGCAGTAGTAAACATAACAACTACCTTTGCTAATTTTTTAGATGTTTGGCCGGAGCATAGTTCTGTTAGATATGTAAGTTCAAATGTGGTAGAAGTATATAATGCTATGCCTTATAGAGTAGGAGATGTTGTCAGATCCTCAAAAGGATCTACTTCTGGTACTATACAAAGTATACAAGAAAATAGATTTTTATTTCTTAACAACGCCTTAGAAGCTAATACTGTTGTAGGAGATCAAATTTTTATTATTAATGCAGAGGCAGATAGTGAGTCTTATATTGAAGATAGATTTAAAATAGATCAACTTGAATCCTTAAATGATGTTACAGGCACTTTTGGATTAGTATCTTGGTTACAATATTTTAAACAAGTAACTCCCAGACGTAAATACTATAAAAATACGTGTCAATGGAAATATAAAGGTGAAGAGTGTCAGTACCCAGGACCAGCAGGTGGTACTATACCTGGTACCTCTCTTACTGCTAATACAAATCCTATAGGTGTAGACAATAAAACTGCTTCAGGACCAGAAGGTGACATATGCGGTAAAAACATATTAGCTTGTACCTTAAGAAATAATTCTATACATTTTGGAGGTTTCCCTGCAACAGGACGTACCATTCCAAAACAATAAAATAAAAGGTTGTATACTACCTTGGATACATTTATTCGGTAGTATAAGTGGAAACTTTTATCTTTGTTGTCATGCTGAGTATACACCCATAACTACTATAGTTGGTACGCATAACGAATCTTTAGGTGACATTTGGAATGGTGATGCCTACAAAAAAGCACGACTTGATTTTATAAAAAATAAGATACCTCCAGAATGTATATCTGCTTGTTATAAAAAAGAAAAACAAGGTAGTGATAGTAACAGATTAAAAGCTAATCAACGATTTAATAAATTAGCTCCATTACAATATAAAACAAATAAAGATGGTAGTTTAGATTCTAATCCTACTTATTTAGATATTAGATTTGGAAACTTATGCAATTTTAAATGTAGAATGTGTGGGCCAGGAGCTTCTACAAGTTGGTATGCAGATACTACTTCGTCTGGGTGGTCTAAAACAATTGATCATTATAGCAATAATGATAATTTTTGGGTAGATGTGCCTAAATTTATTCCTGAGCTACAAGATGTATATTTTGCTGGAGGAGAGCCTTTTGTGCAGCAAGGTCACTATAAAATGCTTGAACTTATTATAGATTCTGGTTATGCAGCAAATGTAAATCTTAGTTATAACACTAATCTTAGTTATTCTAAGTTTAAAAAATATGATTTAAAAACTCTCTGGTCTAATTTTAAAAAAGTATCTGTATGGCCAAGTGTAGAAGGATATGGTAAACGTGCTGAATATGCAAGAAAAGGTTTATCATGGTCTAAGTTTGAGGAGCATACTAAACTTTTTAAAGATAATATAACTACTGTAAGTTCTGTTATAAATATTTATAGTATTAGTTCTATGCCTGATCTTATTCTATGGTGTAAACGTAATAACATTCATTTCTATGGAACTACTCAGTCTGAGCCGCCACATCAAAAAATTACTTGTTTACCTAAAGAATCTAAACAACAAATGATTTCTATGTATAAAAAATTTGTTAATGAATACTCTTCTATACTGACTTTTGAAGATTTACAACAAATTAAACATTGGCTATCTTATATGACCAGTAGCGATGACAGTAATTTATTGCACGATTTTAAAATAGAAACAGAAAGACTTGATTCTCTACGTAGAGAATCTTTTACTGATACTTTTCCGGAATTTGCTACATGGTACAAGACTTTATAGGCTTACGTCATTCATATGATGACATAAATTGCATAACATTAATTAAGAGATTTTACGATAGTAAGTTAAATTTACAATTTTCTTTACCAGAATACCCCCTATCTAAACATTGGATTAAAGAATTTACTACAGTTAGTATTGATAATTGGGCAGCTCAATGTGCTAAAAAAGTAAGTTTGACAAATGCTAAAGATTATGATGTAATAGCATTTAGATCAGAAAAAACAAATTTAATAATTCATTTTGGTATGTATTTAATGGCTTCCAAAATGCTACACATCGAAGAAGGGGGAATTTCGCGTGTGGAAACTTTATCCGATTATTGGGTAGAGAACATACATGCGATTTATAGACATGACAATTTGGTACAACAAATATAAAGATTTTCCATATTTACATTTAGGTAATGATATAGAAACAGGGATTGATTGTTTTAATCTCTGTAAATTAGTGTACTTAGAAGAACTAAATATTAATATTCCCTATACTACAGATTATTTTTGTAAAATTATAGATGAAGATTGGTACAGCAAAACACAAGAAAAACTTTTTGAACGCGCAGCAACGGATGAATACGGCTGGATAAAAGTAAAAGATCCTAAACCGTTTGATGTTATAACCATGAGTTTAGGATCTACTAATGTTACTAATCATTGTGCTTTATATGTAGATAGAGGTAAAATTTTACAAACTATGATAAAACATAAAAGTTGGATTGCTCCTTATGGAAACTACTATAAACAATATACTACAGGGATATATAGATGGAAAGATTTACAAAACTAAAAGAAGATATGAACGCACATAGTATGCAAGATTATCCTAGAGAGTGTGTAGGTATTATAACAAATGACTTTACTTATATACCATGTAAGAACACCTCTCCTTTTCCAAAGGATACTTTTATATTAGATCCTGCAGCTTTAGTTAAATATGATGAAAATATATGGGGAATCTTTCATTCACACCCAGGAGACGAAAATCCCCTACCAAGTAAAGAAGATAAAGTAAGTGCTGCTTTCCAAGAATATAAATTTCTGGTAGGATTTAATAATAAATTTTTTCTATATTGGCTAGACTCTAATGTAGATGCACTCATGTTTGATGAGTTTAAGGAAGAACATCTTGTTAATTAATCTTAAGATACACTCAGCTTATAATAAATTTTTTAGTGAAAAGATATATACTTTTGATGCTTATAGTGCTTTAGACATTATAGGCTATCTTAGAGGTGTGCATCATAAATTTTCCAAACATATGGTGGATATAGCATCAGGAAAGTCTGATGATTGTTTTAATTTATTAGACGGTAATTTACAAGAAATTACTGATGAAATGCTATATATTAAAAAATTTAAAGAAGGTGAGACTGTACATTTAGTGCCTACTATATGTGGTGGAGGTGGTAAATCTGGTAGAAAAATGTTTATGATATTTGCTATAGCTGTTGTAGTTATGAATCCTGCTCTTTTAGGTTCAGTAGGCAGCAGTCTTGGATCTATGTTTGGCGCTGGCGCAGGTGCTCCTTTAAATGCTATACCCCAATTGGGCGCAGTAAATGTAGGTGCAAGTGCAGCTACTGGTTTAAGTTTTATGCAAACTATGGGCCTTAATTTAGCTATGGCTGCTGTTACTTCTTTGATGACTAAATCTCCTGCAAAAAGAGCAAGTAAACAGACTGAATCTACAGTAAGAGAAAATGGTATGTTTGGAGGACTTACTAATAGTTCTACAAGCGGTACTCCTATTGCTTTAATATATGGACAAACACGAGTAGGTGGTCAGTTTTTAAGTGGTTATATAAGTTCTATTGATCATGGTAGTGGTGACCCTATTAGTGTAGGAGGACAATTCGATGGCGTTTAGAAACTTTACTAATTATTCTACTTTTTCTGTTCCACAGATACAAGGAGCTAAAGGCGGTAAAGGTGGAGGAGCTGAACCGCATACTCCTATCGAGCATCCACAAAGTTTATTTTCTACTGATATTTTATTTGTAGTAGTGGGGTTAGGTGAGGGTCCGTTATACAGAATTAATCCTAATGGTCCTCAAGATGTAGAATTAGGTGATAATACTATTGATGATCTAATAAATTTAGATGGGAATGGTTTAGAAAATACGTCTAAGTTTAAAATATTATCTAATACAGGTACTACAACACAAAATAGATTAGATGTATTTGGTGAGACAG